AGGTCTTTACATTAGCCTCACCCATTTGAACGCCTGGCAGTGTATTTCCACCATTTTTTGCCACGTCGCTACCGGACGGTATTACAGGCGGCTCCTTACGCTTCCTTGCTTCCTCATCCAACTCATTGAGGCGTAATAGTTTTTCTATTTCTTTACTAAGGCTATCATTAAGTTCTTTTTGGGCTTTCAGCCTTTCCTTTGCGGCTTTTTCCCTATCTTTTGAATTATCATTTAAGATATTTTCAATTTTAATTTTTTCCTTTAAATTATTTATTTCAGCAACAGAGGCATCTCTCTTGGCCGTAAATTCAGCCTTTTCTTGCTCAGATAAGTCTTTTGTATTTTTAATAAACTCATCTAAGTTCTTTACTCCATCCTTTAATCTTTTTAATCTTGCTGCTGAACTTTCATTTTCAATTAAATAGCCTCGTTCTAAACTATAATTGTATTCATCTAAAGCCTCTTTTGATGAATTAATACTCTTATTCGTTGTACCGAATGCCTTATCGAATTGTGCCGCTGTATTGTTTGCCTCTTGCCCAAGTGCCTCTACTTGTTTTTGCAATTTTGCCATTACCGCCGCACGTATACCGCCCGCTCGAATCATATCACCGGTATCAATCTGGCTGCTTTCGCTTACGGTAACCGATCCGCCGCTTTGCAATTGTTGCACACGCAATATCAATTGCGCCTGCTTTTCATAAATCGCAGTTACAGCCGTCACTTTTTGCCGCTCCGCTACACCGCGCATAATACTGGCATTTAGGCCGTTTTGAATGTCCGTAAGTTGTGATACAGTAGCCTTTTCCAGATCAATGCCACGCAAGTAGGTAGGATAGTTGTTTTGCAACAACTTCATTGCATCCAACTTTTGCATGCGCGTGCTCGTGTCACTTTTCAGCACGGCAAAAGAGGCCGCTACTTCGCCGCGCTCTTTGGCCGTATCATCAATAATGTTTTTTTGCGCTTTGTTAAACTCACTCGAAGCAAACTCCGCTGCATCAAACTGATTGGCCATGGCATATATACCTACACCCAACACCGCCACTACACCCGTCACCGCAACAGTTGCCGCGCTGAAAGCCGCAATGGTGCGCAGTATGGAGCCAAAATAGGTACTTGCCTGGATCACGCTACCCGAAAGCGCACCAAATACGCTTACTACACTTTGCAATCCGCCCACTACCTCGGCTGCCAGTAATTTAATGGCGCCCATGCCCTTGAAAAGTGGGCCAATGGCTACCGCTGCCAAGCCTGTATATACAATGAATTGTTTGGTACCATCACTCAGGCTGGCAAAGCCCTGTGACATAGTACTTACCGCCGCGCTGAATTTTTCTGAAAGCCCTACCAAATCAATCGCCTTGGCAATATCGGTCCCGATTTTTGCGAGGCTCTCTTTAATGCTGCTGGCCATATTCACCAGGGCATTATTGATACCACCGGTGGCGCGAGGTACTTTAGCCAGCTCCTCGGTAAGTTTCATCACAAACTCTTTGCCCGATATGCCTAGTTTCCGAATACCTTCTGCATCCGCCGTGCCAAAGGCTTTTACCATGGCGGCGCTTATGCTAGGCATATTCTCTTTCAGGATCATCAGATCCTCATTCAGCACCTTTCCTTTGCCCGTAATCTGGGCAAGTTGTACCGTAACTCTATCCAAGCTGGTAAGATCGCCGCCTGAAACTGATACAGAGTTACCAAATTCCTGCAAAGTTTTTCGCGCCTGTTCTGCCGAAAAACCAACGCCCTGCAAACGCAGCGAGCCTTTCACAGCCTGATCAAAGTCAAGCCCTGGCGCAAGGGCAATTTTACGCAGCGCATCCAGTTCTGCTTTTGCATCGCCGACACTGCGGCCAGCAGCGCCCATGGTGGTTTGCAGACTAAGCGATAATTGCTCAATATCGCCCGCGCTTTTTATTGCGCCTATACCGAATGCTCCCAGGGATAGGCTTAGCGTTTGGCTTAGTTCGTTACCTGCACGTGCAAGTTTGGCCCCGCTGCTGCGAAACTCACGCTCCGCTTGCCGGAGGCCTTTTTGCAAATCGGCTATCGACGTTCCGATTGCAACATTCAAACTTGCTATTGTTGCCATTCACTTTGCATTTTTTGAAAAATCAAATCAGCCTCCTCGCCAAATTTGTCGTATTCCTCCTTGCTTATTTCGGGAAACTCAACCGCTTTTTTTACATCATCTATCCAGGGAAGCGGTACAATATCCTCCGGAGTAATTTTTGCCCCTTGCGTAGCGGTAATCAAATAGCCAATAAGCCGCGTTTGTTCCCAGCTGCGCCGGTACTCGCTTTGTCGAACTTCGGCCCATCCATTATAAGCATTGAAAAAGTAACGCGGTGTACTACAGTAAAAGCGCTTATCATCCCAACCCATCGCGCCTGCCATGCCCACCCATCGTTGCCATTTTACGCCTGCGGCTTCTGTTGTACCCCCTGCCGCCCCTTCTTTGCTGTGTCCGTAGATTCTGTTTGCGCACCGATCCAATCTGTGAGTGCTGATACGATCAGCGACATTGCCTCTTTTACCAACTTCGGGTTTTTATCCAGTTCAGCCTGAACCTTATGCACGCTTATTTTCACTTCATTCCCATTTGCATAAGCGCCATTTTTGATGGCTGCCCAAATAAATTGTGGAAGGTTGCGCATCCAGTCATTGTCAGTTGCGGTACCATCAAGGTATTTATCAAGTGGAATCCCAAACTCCTCTTCTGTGATCAGCATCGCGTAAAAGCCGAATAAAAAGGAATAGGATACCCCGTCGATTTTCAAATTTTTCAACATGGCCATAAATTTTTTTTTGGTAAAAAGGCGCAGGACTACCCCGCGCCTTTTTTAAACCGGTTTTTGAATTGGATTAAATCTAAGTAGTTGCTTTCGTAAGGGCTCCATTCCCTTTTAGTTCGAAAGAAAAGGTTACATTTTCCTGACTTCCACTACTGTCGGCGCTGAGCGAAGTTACATAAGCGGAGCCTGAGTACTTTTCATCACCGGTTACACCGGTTTGGAATACACAAGCCAGTGCCGTGCCTGCATCCCACGCGGTGTACAGTTGTTTCCATCCATTGGTAGCATCAAGCGCCAAATTACCGGTGCCGCTAAGCGTCCATGATTTTCTCGCGGGCAATGCATCCTCCCAATCGCCGCTGTCTTTGCAGGTAATATCCCGCGTATCGCGCTTCAAATTAAGAGATGCATTTACTTGACATGTAATTTTTGCCGGAGTGGCCCCGGTGTAAATTGCCATAAGGCCTGAAATAACTGTTCCTGTCGTTGGCATTTTGTATTTTTGTTATTTGGTTTGCAAATAGCACTGGGCCATCAGTACCGTTATTTTACTTTTCCTTGTCAGAAGTAATTGGGGCTTTGATTGCAGATGATTGCAATTGCTGCGGTGGCACACAGCCCATATAGCCTGTTGGATCTACCCGGGCTGGTGTTTCATCCGGCACGCGCTTAGCGCTGCCAGCATCAATCAAGGCTTGTCCATCGGCATCGGTTACCTGAATAACTGAACCAATCGGAAATATCGCTGGTTCGTTATTGATCTCTTTCAGTAGTTGAATTTTCATGGTATTTTATTTTCGTTTTCAAATTTTTGTGAAACTCGACGCCATTCGCGCTCCATAATCTTGTAAATCCGATCTTTTGATCGATCTACCGTGGCGCGATAAAATGGTCTTGCAGCGCTTTTGCTGGTGCCATTTTCAACCATATTCAAATAGTAACCATCCGTGCGTTTGCTTTGCCCAAATGATCCAGTTGCCCTGCGTGCCAGTTTTGCCCCTACAAATACCTTTGTATTGGCACGATTAAAGGGTAGCACTTGCAAACTCATGCCCAGGTTACCTGGATAATATGTTGCTACCACTCGGCCCTGTCCTTTGGGTGCGCGCATACGCTTGGCCACTTTGGCTGTACTGTATCGCTTGTGCACTTTTTTCCCGCGTGGCGCCGCCGCCTCCAGGCTACTGGCCATATAAGCACCGCCGAGCGCCGCAATGCGTTTACGTTCCCCGGCTACCAAATTGCCATACTTGCGCAGTTTGGCAATGATGATTTCTATTTCTTGCTCTGGTGTCATCGGTTTACGCTGATCATGTATTTAGCCTCACGGCAAAGAAACTCGCCTTTTTCATCTGTACTGTCCGCGCCACCTCGATATTCAATTTGCCGCACTGTTACACCCGCTGCGGTGCCTCTGGTGAAATCCAGTTCGGCTTTTATTGCTGCATCTATTGCCTCCAGTTTGTCATAATCATCACCCCAAATGTTCATCGTTACTTCGTAGTTGTCGTAAGTCGCTTTGTCCGATTTTGTTGCATCGCCAGGACTTATGCTTACCTGAAATGCGACGGCTGGCTTATCGCTTAGTTGTGGTATCCACACCGGATGAAAGCGCCCATTTATCAGGTCATTTACAGCCGTTGAATTAATCAGC